TAAGTCTGAAGTTAGAAAAAACTGAAAGACAATTGGAAGAATCACGTTCAAAAGAACGTAAATGGTATCATTTATTTTAAAGTAAAAGTTATGAAAAGAAATAAAGTTTTACAAAAATTTGTGGATGATTTTGCAGAAAAGAATCTCCACACATCTCTATCTTCTGCTCAAGAACGCAAAATTTGTGTTGCTTGCGGAAGAAAGATCTCAGGATTTAGAGATAGTTTATCAGAAAGAGAATATGAAATATCTGGATTGTGTCAACAATGCCAAGATGAAGTTTTTGGAGTATGAAAAAGAAAGCAGTAATCATTTTTGAAGATGATGGAAAGACAGCAACAACTGAAATAAACAGTGAGCTGGATACCAACACACTTGTTGGTTTATTAGAACAATTAAAATTCACATTATTAATTGAAGAAGTTTCAAAATCTAAAAGTAAAACGTTATGAAAAAGTATTGGTATATTTCTGAGTACAAAGTAAAAGATAAATTTGAAAAAATAATCTTTTGTGAAAAAGAAAACCTACCTCAATGGTCAAGTTGTTCTGGGCCTTACGATTCAGAAGAGGAGTTAAGACAAAAGAGAGAAATTGCTGATTTCGTTTGCAGTAAATGTGGAGGATTAGTTAGTTTAAATTACACAAATGCTGACGATTTGAAAAAGCATAAACTTTGTTTCAAGTGTGATCATTTTAGACAAGTAAAAGAAAAAGCTGAAACAAACAAGAACAGGGTTATCATAGAAGGAAACAGCTATCATGTTGAACCAGATAATCCTGGAGCATATTTCAAGGGATTTGGAGGACATGAGTTTAAGATAGTTAGAAATGATGCTCCTGAAACCGTTATAACAACCCGCAATCTGTGGCATCAGGGAGAAATTCCTGAGATATGGAAAGAGGACATTCCAAACAATGCAAAATTTGTAAAATGAAAAAACTATCAGTGGCTGCAGAAACAGCTCAAGAAATCAAAAAAGAATTGAATTACGAATTTCCAGACATTAAATTCTCTGTAAAATCAGACACTTGGGATCTTGGAACCGCAGTTAAAATTGATTGGGAAGACGGCCCTACCAAATTTCAAGTATATGAAGTTGTAGACAAATATCAATACGGAAAATTTAATCCTGAAAATGATTGTTATGAAATGACAAACAAACGGAATGACATTCCTCAGGTTAAATATGTCGTTGGATTTAGAAGAATGACTCAAGCCGTGGAAAGTCTTATAATGGCAATCTTGAGAATCAATTACGATTACTGCAAAGGAAAAAACAGAAATGATTTTATCTTTGAGGTTAAAAAAGACATGAAACAGTTAATCAAAGAAGTTTTTGACAAAACTGATTTCTCGATTTTGCATAAATAATTGTAAATCAATAGGTTACAATATTTTGTAAATACAAATTTTTTTATTAATTTTACGCTATGTTTTATAAAGCTATTTTTGATATAAAGGCTGGTATATCAAAACCTGGTTTTCATAACGTTTAGGTTTTAGTTGAACAGAAAGGCAGTTACTCTGGCAGCCTACAGAGTGCTGCCTTTTATTAACTTTACAACAAATGGAATATCATACCCGAAAAGAATATTTTGATTTTGCATCAGAAGAAATAGCTCATCAATTATATGATGGAAAAGGTCAAAAATATTATACAAGAATTAGTGATGGACTAATGATATTTTTTCCCCCAAATGTAACCTTACTTCTTTCAAAATTAATTGATTTAAGTTCATTATGGCAAAATAAAAATCGTTGGTTTTATTGTAAACAACCATTACTTCTGTTTTGGACAGGTTTAACTATTTCTCAATATCGAACTGCAAGAAATCAATTATGTGAGTATAATTTAATTGAAAGAAAAGTGAGTGGATCCCCTCCAAAAGAATATTTTAAAATAAATTTGAATTTATTACATATAACGGCACAAACAGGGTTTGAATTGTTGTCAGAATTAAAAAAAGATGAATTACTTTTGGATGATTTGATTAAAGAAAGAGACCAATTTTTACGATCTCTATTATTAGGAAACCTGAGAATTAATTCTCAGGAAACCTCAAAATTAATTATTAGGAAACCTGAGAATTCTATTATTATAAATAATAATACTAATAATACTAAAGAAATAAAACTAAATAATAAAACTAAAGATAACATTGTCGAAGGTTCTAAACGAACCTCGACAGACAGAAATAAAACTTACATTCCAATAGCTGAATTATTGGCAATGATAATCCAACAGAAAAAGAATATAAAGGTTGATAAAAGAAAATTAAATACCTGGAGTAATTCTATCCGCCAACTTGTTGAACGTGACGGTGTTGAATCCCGCCGAATTAGAATTGCCCTCCGTTGGTACAAACATCATTGGGGAGATGATTTCGTTCCAGTTATTGAAAGTGGACAATCATTGCGTGACAAATTCCTAAGATTGGAAAGTGCAATTGAACGAAGCAAATCAACACCTGTGAATTCTAAAACAACAGGGTTCCAGGGAAAACAAACTTTGAAATATAAAAAATCAATACCAGTATGAGAACAAGTCAACGTTGGAATATACAATACAAAGAAAAATATTTGAGAAAATTTCCTCCGCGAATTGCTCAGGATTTAAGAACACTTCCAATTCCAGATGATTTGAGAGGGAATGAAGCAAAGAGCACATTTATCTATGGAGAGATTCAAAGTGGAAAAACTATTCGTGCCGCGTTCATGATAATGCAGGAATTGAAACATTTGTATTTGACATATGGTGATCCAAGTTTGTTTGACAAAATCTTGTTTGTGAGTTTCTCAGACTTGTTAGCTGAATTGAAAGAAACTTTTGAGTGTGAAGACAAAAAGCAAAGTGATGTGATGAGGAAATATTTAGATGCACACTTGTTGGTGATTGATGACTTTTTGACAACACGTCCAACAGATTGGGTCACTGACGTTTTGTATCATTTAATTAATCACAGATATGAATATATGAAGAAAACAATTATTACTTCAAATTATACACTGGAGGAATTGGAAAAGAGATTGCAGGATCAAAGAATAACAAGCAGAATTAACAGGATGTGCAAAATAGAAGTTAAAACAAAAGCATATTCTTTATGACAAGCACGTTTTCTTGCCCTCTCCTTAACGTTCACTGTAAAGTAATACAATTTACTAACTTAATAAAGAAAATAGCTTAAAACGCAGGAAAATTAAAATGAAAAAACCAATTTTAAATAGAGAACAAAGACAAGAAATATATTTTGATACTTTGTATGGAGAGAAACTTAAATTAAATTTGGCTTGGTTGCATTTTACACGAGAATTATCAAGAACAAATTTTTTTAGAATTATTCTTAAACTAAATGATTGAAAGAAAAATACTAATAGGATTAATCACCAACACAGATTATCTCACCCAGTTAAAATCTGAGTGGAATGCTGATTACATAGAAAGTCCTACGGCAAGAATTCTTGCCAGCTGGTGTTGGGAATATTTTGCAGAGTTTAGTCATGCACCAATGCACGAAATTGATATTATTTATATTGAGAAATTAAAGAAAGGACTGAATAAAAGTATTGCGGAAGAAATTGAAACAGAAATATTGCCCGAGTTGAGTGCAGAGTTCGAAAAAGAAACCATTACCATCGATAAGCTGTTGAAAAAGACTCGGGCATATTTCATTGAACGACAAATAAAACTACATAATGAACTGACTGAATCTTTGCTTGAAAAAGGAGATGTTGAAAAAGCAAAAGAAGAGATAAAACAATTTAAACTGAAAGAAGGAGGTTTGAATGAAGGGCTTGATTTGTCTCAACCTGAAACTTTAGAAAGAGTGACTGAAGCGTTCAACAAAAACCGTCGCATTGTTATAAAATTTCCTGGAGCATTAGGTGAATTTTGGAATGAAGAGTTGAGAAGAGGTGGATTCGTTGCGTTGATGGGCAGGGCAAAAATGGGAAAGACATTTTGGTTGTTGGAATTCATGATGAGGTCCTATGCACAAAAAAGAAAAGTTGCATTCTTTCAAGCAGGAGACATGACAGAGTTAGAACAGTTAGTCAGGATTTGCTCTTACTTGGCAGAGAAACCAACTCAGCAAAGAGATTGTGGTGAGATTTACGTTCCACATCAAGATTGTTTAAAAAATCAAAACGACACTTGTGATAAAAAGATTAGAGAATGCAGATTTGGTGTGTTAGAAGACGTTTCGGATAGGGATAAAATTACGAAACAAAATCTAATTGAAGCCTTAAAAGACAATCCAGATTACAAACCCTGTTTTAATTGTGTTGACTGGCAAAGGAACAAATGGGGGAGCATTTGGTTAGAAAAGAAAATTATAACTGAACCACTTGGTGTTAGGGAGGCAAAAAAAGTTGTTCGTAAATTCTTTGTTAAAGCAGGCAGAATGATAAAGATGGCTTCTTATGCAAATTCCAGTCTAACGGTTAGTGAAATTGAAAGAGTGTTAGATGTTTGGAAACGACAAGATGATTTTGTGCCAGACGTTATTATCGTTGATTATGCTGATTTGTTAGTGCCTGAGGTTAAAATGGAATTTCGTCATCAACAAGATCACATTTGGAGAAGACTTCGTGGATTGTCTCAGACACAAGATGCATTATTAATAACTGCCACTCAAACAGATGCTCAAAGTTACAAGTCAAACCGACTGGACATGGGGAACTTTACAGAAGATCGTCGCAAATACGATCACGTTACTGCAACCTTTGGATTAAACCAGGACAAAGAAGGACGGGAAAAAGAAATTGGTTTGATGAGAATAAATAGAATTGTGTTGCGTGAAGGAGATTTTCACAGCTCACAAGAAGTTAATGTTTTACAACAATTGAAGATTGGGAAACCGTTTTTAGGTAGTTTTTATTAGAAAGGATTATGGAAATTAGTGAAAAAGAGTTAAAGAAAAGATTAAATTGGACGTTGAATCAAAAAATAGATCATAGTCTATATGTTATAGATGCTTTCATTGCTCAATATCCTAATTCCGTTATTAGTTTTTCTGGAGGGTTGGATAGTACCGTTTTATTATATTTAACAAGAATAATTGATAAAAATAAGGAGGGGTGTTTTGTTAATACAACAAATGAATTTTCAGAGATTATCAAATTTGTAAAGTCTATAGAAAATGTAAAAATAATTCATCCAAAAATCACGTTTGTAGATGTTGTTCAAAAATATGGATTCCCTTTGATTAGTAAAGAAATTAGCCAATTTATTTGGGAAATAAAACATACCAAAAGTGATAAATTAAGAAATCTTAGAATGGCTCAACTTCCTGATAAATGGAAATATTTATTAGATGCTGAGTTTGATATTTGTCATAAATGTTGTTACTTTTTGAAGAAATATCCATTTAATAAAATAAATAAAAATGGAATGTTGGTAGGGACTCTTGCAACAGAATCAAGATTGCGAAAATTAACTTATTTAAAAACAGGTTGCATTAATCTAAATAAAAAACAAGTAACACCTTTATCTATTTGGACGAAGCAGGATATATGGAGATTTATAAGGGAAAATAATATACCTTATTGTGATATTTACAATAAAGGGGAGAAAACGACTGGATGTGCTTATTGTGGTTTTGGTATTCAATTTGATCAAAGTCGTTTTTATAGGTTAAAACAAAGAGAACCAAAACGATTTAATATAATGATGAATATTGAAAACAATGGTGTAAAATATAAAGATGCTATTAGAATGGTTTTTGAAGGAACACTAAATTTGAAGAAAAGATTATTTGAAGAGGTATAATTAGAAAGGAAAAAGGGAGATGAAAAAAGAAGATTTGGTTCACAAGGAAGTTGGTTCAAGAGACATTGCCTTGAGGTTTGTTGAAAAAAGAAAAAAGTGGGAAGAAGAACAATTGAAACAAGGGAAAAAGGAAGTTCGTATTCCTCACCCTACGGTCAAAAAAACTTTTATAATTAAATTTAAGAAACAAGGCAAAAAATGAGACAACGCTGGCAAAATAAAAAAGCAAGTTTTTTTACATGAAATTGATTTGAGAATTGTATAATATATTAAAAAAGGAAACTATGTTTAAGATTACAAAAGAATTTTCGTTTTGTGCCGCTCACCAATTAAATGAATTGGGAGAAGGGCACCCTTGCAGTCGTGTTCATGGGCACAACTATAAAGTGAAAGTGGAACTGAAAAGCAATGATCTTGATTCAGCAGGAATGGTTCAGGATTATGGAGAACTAAAAGGAATTGGAAACTGGATTGATATTACGTTGGATCATCAATTTTTGAATAATGTTATTCCCGGTAATCCAACCGCAGAAAATATTGCAAAATGGATTTTCTATAAATGGAAACAAAGATATCCATTGTTGTCTGCAGTAGACGTTTCTGAAACTGATAAAACCTGGGCAAGATATGAAGAAGACAAATAGTCCAAATTTAGGTTTAAATGACTTGGATCCTGAGATAGCCAAAGTATTACATGAAGCTCAAGAGTTTGGCTTAAAATGTGAAGTAATTGCTTCCGCTTTTCAAGCATTGGAAAACAACCCAAAGCTATCTATATTGGAAGCATTAGAAATAGGAAAGGAGGAGTGGATAAAATGAGCACACAATTGATTAAGGCTTTTACAGAAAGAAAAGAATTACCAAAGCTAAATACTTCAAAGTATTTAAAGGTATCAGAATTTTATTTTGACACAATTCAGGGAGAAGGAGTTTCAACAGGTTGTCCTGCAGCGTTTCTTCGTCTTGGCGGTTGTCACGTCAACTGTGTGTATTGCGACACAACAGAAGTTTGGCGTTTCCATCAACCTTACACGTTCATGGAATTATATCAAATGATGAATGAAAGTTTGTTAGTTGACAAACTACGGGACGGACAACATTTAGTGATAACAGGAGGCGCTCCTTTGTTACAACAATCAGCGATTGCAGAGTTTCTATGGGGGTTTGTAAACAGATTTGGATTTCTGCCTTTTGTTGAAATTGAAAATGAATGCACAATCGTTCCAGAATCTAAATTAATTCAATTTGTTAGTCAATGGAACAATTCCCCAAAGTTGTCAAGTTCTGGAGTTAATCCAAAAATTCGTTATCGTGAAAATGCTATTTATAAGACAGCTCAATTAGAAAATTCCTGGTTTAAGTTTGTTGTTTGGCTTGAAGAGGAATGGGGAGAGATTGAAAATCTTTTTCTTAAACCAAGTTTGATTAAAAAGAATCAAATTATTTTGATGCCACTTGGGGCAACACAAAAAGAGTTGGAAGAAAACAGAAATGTGGTTGTTGAAATGGCTGTGAAACATAATGTGAGGTATTGCACAAGAGAGCATATCGTTTTGTGGAATAAAAATGTTGGTGTTTAAAACTTTTTTTAAAATAATTCTTTAAAAATTTGCAAATATCAATTATTATTTGTAAATTCATACATTAATTTAATATTTTGATTTACTTAATTTTAAAAATTTCAATGCTATGGCAAAAAAATTGACAAAGCGGCAACTCGTTGCTGCCTACAAAGAATTGGACAAGGTTATTGGAGTTGACCCTCCAATAGATTATGAAGATCTTTCAGTTGAAGAGTTTTCACGTGAATTGCTTGAGACGGTTGAAGAGCTGGTTGAACCTGGAGACAAATTCACTGATTCAACACAAGAGATTTTTGATCAACTAAAAGAGGAACCGGAAGAGCCAGAAGAGGATGACAAAGAGGATGAAGAGCAGGATGATGAACCTGAGCCGGAAGAAAAGTCGAGAAAGAGATCAGGAAAGCCTGTGAAAGAAGAAAAGGCTAAACCGGAGAAAAAGGAAAAGAAAGAGAAACCTGAGAAGAAAGAAAAGAAACCGAAAAAGGAATTTGAAAAAACGGAATTGGGACACAGAGTTGGATCACAAGCTGGAAACATCGATGAGAGTTTACTTGCAAACAAAGGCAAAAAAATCTCGATTGATGATGTTATGAAAGACACAGGACTAAGCAAAGCCCGTGTTCGGTCTCACTTTTACCATTTGGAAAAGAACCGCGGCCTGGATCTTCACATTGTTGAAGACAAAGAGGCAAAAACTTTATTTCTTAAATTTGAAGGTTAAATTTTTCCTGCTGAGAAAGGAGATTAATTATTTTTCTCCTTTCTCACTTTTGTAAACAAAAATTCATTATGACAGATACATCAAACGAAGCAAATATTAAACATCATTTAAGAAAAATGATTGAATATATAGGAGAAGATCCTGAAAGAGAAGGATTGAAAAAAACTCCTTACAGAATTTTTAAAAGTTGGCAAGAATTATATTCTGGATACGATAAAAACCCAGCAGACTTATTAACTATTTTTGAAGCTGATGGATATGATCAAATGGTTTTATTGAAAGACATTGAGCTTTACAGCATGTGTGAACATCATATGTTGCCATTTTTTGGTAAAGCTCATGTTGCATACATTCCTAATGAAAAAGTTATAGGTATAAGTAAATTGGCAAGACTTGTTGATATGTATGCTCGCAGATTGCAAATACAAGAACGAATCGGAGAGCAAGTCACAGATGCATTGATGCAATACCTTAATCCGCACGGTGCCGCTTGTATTATTGAAGCAACACACACCTGCATGAGGATGAGAGGTGTGGCAAAACAAAATTCTATTATGGTAACATCCAGCATCAAAGGTGTTTTCCGTGAAAATCAAGCTGTGAGAGAAGAATTTTTACATTTAATCAAATGACAACAATATTAAATGTTCCAATTGAACCTTTAGACATTAGATACACAAAGCAATGGGATACTTGGTTTCTCACCCAATTCCGATATCACAAAGAATTATTTGTTCACACCATTTACGGTGATAATTGTAGTGGAGAGATTGAACATGGAGGATTTCTTGATTTAATTGACACAAATGAATACAAGCTGGCTCAATTGCAGAAAATATTGGTTTACCTTAGAACATACGATGATTCTTATCCACTTGTTTTATTCTTTCACGATATATGGTTTCCTGGAATACAAGCGATTAGTTATATTAGAGATGGAATGGAATGGAAGAACCTAAGAATTATGGGTTGTTTACATTCTGGTAGTTATGAGCCTCAAGACTACATAACATTGAAAGGAATGGCGAAATGGGGAGAAGGGTTTGAGAATTCTATTTTTAAATTAGTAGATAAAGTTTTCGTTGCCACAGAATTTCACAAACGGATCGTGATAAAGTATCGAGATGCAGTCCCTGAAAAGATTAAAGTCACAGGATTTCCTATTTATCCTCCAAAATGCCAACCGGTAAAAAAGGAAAAAATTGTTGTATTTCCTCATAGATTAAACTCTGAAAAACAACCCAATTTATTTTTAGAGCTTGAAAAAAGATTTAAAGAAGAAAGAGGAGAAAATACTGGTTGGCAATTTATTAGAACTCAAGATATCCATCGAACCAAAGAAGAATATTATAACCTCTTAAATCGATCTTATATTGCAATATCGTTTGCCTTACATGAGAATTGGGGGATTGGAATGCAAGAGGCATTATTTCAATATAATATACCTTTATGTCCAAATAGATTAAGTTATCGTGAATTATATGATAACTTATTTTTATATGAAGGCGATAAGAAAAGTGATATAGATTCTATATATTCTAAATTTTTACATTACATAGATCAATATCCAAACATTCCACAATTAGTTCATTATAATAGAAAGGTATTACTTGAAAAGGGAAAACAAGCGATAGGAAATATGATTAATGAAATGTTATGAAAAAATATGTTGTGATTAAAACCAGTTTTTCAGCAACTCACAGTTGGAAAAAGGCAAAAAATTATCTCAAGTATGAACACCGCCACGTTTTCTATGTAACAATGAAATGGGAAGTTTCTCATAATGACAGAGAAATTGAATTTATAAAAAAGAAGTGGCAAGTTGATTTATTTATAAAAATAAATTATCTTGATCATTATCTTGAAAACACTTCTTGTGAAGACATAGCAGAAACACTGATGAAAACATTTAAGGCAGTTTATGTCAGTGTTTTTGAAGATGATGAAAATGGAGCAGAAATAATAAAAGAATAATTATGAAAAGAAGTTTTGTCAATCCTGTATTCATAGACTCAGGCGCCCATGGTTTATACAACGAATTCGTTAAAAATGTAGGAGGTAAAAACGGCTACCTGTGGTATGAAACAGACGAGTTCAAAAAATACTTGGATTTATTTGCTAAATTTGTAAAAGATATGAATGGCAAAATTGTGAATTATGCCAATGTAGATGTTATATTCAATCCAGAATTAACATATAAATCTCAAAAGTACCTTGAAGAAGAACATGGATTGCATCCTATCCCTGTTGTTCACGCAGACACAGATAGGAAATATTTGATTAGGTATCTAAAAGACGGGTACAAATATATAGCATTAGGAGGTGTTGGTCAAAAAGGATCGTATAGTGGATATAAAAAGTGGGCGGACGAAATGTTTGACATCATTTGTGACACAAAAGACAGAACTCCTGCTGTCAAGGTTCACGGTTTTGCTATGACAAGTCACAGACTAATGACAAGGTATCCTTGGTGGAGTGTTGACAGTACAAGCTGGTTAAGATTGTCTATGTACGGTCAATTAATTGTTCCCCATCTTCGAGGAGATCAGTGGCGTTATGATGTTCCTTTTCATGCAATTCGTGTTTCAAACAATCCAAGCAAAACCAAAAAGCGAACTACAAACCATATCATGGAAAACATTGTGGAAAGGTATCTAAAAGAAAAAGGATTTGTTTTAGGAGAAACGAACGAAAAAGGAGAAATTATTGAAAAAGGTGTGTCTAACGATACAGATATGAGAAGCGATGCGAATGCAATGTATTTCGTAGACCTATGTGATAGTTTACCAAAGTGGCCTTGGTCATTCTCATTAAGAAAAAAATTATTTGCGTTATGATTATTTATTTTGCAGGAGACGGAAAAAAACAAGAGAACAGCAGAAGAATGCGTTCTATGGATAGCCAAAATTGGGGTGTACTTTTATCCTTTAAGTCTATAAAAACAAAAAGTCATAAAGGAAATTCACGATTTCAGAAATTAATTGAAAGAATTGAAGAAAAATGAAACCTTTATTTACATTTGAAACTCCTAAACGACAGAAAAGTGTTGATGAGATAGCAGACAAAGTTTTAGAAAGTGTTTTACCTAAATTTAAAACTACAAATTATAAGGCAGAGTTGCATGATGCTCCAGAGATAGGATCAGGTGTTTTAATATATTTAACATCTAAGTCAATAAAACGTTCACTATTAATCGTTCCGTGGATCCGCCCTTACAGAGCAGGGGAAACAACTGTAAAAGCATTGTCAGATTATCCACGACTGAACGTTAGGAAAGATTTCATATCTATGAGTGATCATGTAAAATTAACGGAAATGTGGTATATTGCTAAAAAATATCAATTATATTTCCTTGTTATATTGCAAAAACCAAATGACAGAGATTTGTATTGGTTAGAAAAGTATGAAAATATTCCTGAGAATTATTGGAAATTAACTTATCGACTGAAAAAAGAAAAACTCGACAGGATACATTTCCCGGGATATGAAGATTATGACTTTCAAAACTTTGAAGAATTAAAGAAGAAAATCAGTAAAATATTTAAAGATGAAGATTAAAAAAGACGAATTGAAACAGGCACTTGAAATTGTGAAACCTGGTTTAGCAAACAAAGAGATTATTGAACAAACCACATCATTTGCATTCACAGAAGGAAAGGTTGTTACGTACAATGATGAAATTTGTATTTCACATCCACTCCCAGATGTAGAGTTGCAAGGCGTGATTAAGGCTGAAGAGTTGTATAAATTCTTGAGCAAAGTGAAAAATGATGAAATCATTATCACAACTGAAGAAAATGAAATACAAATGAAAGCTGGCCGGGCAAGAGCTGGATTTGCTTTAATGTTGGAAATCTCTTTGCCTTTAGAAGAAGAGTTGAAAAAAGAAAGTGATTGGAAACCTTTACCTGAGAAATTCTTAAAAGCATTAGGATTTGCCATTCCTTGTGTTGCAAAGGATATGTCCAATCCAAAACTTGTTTGCATTCACTTAAATGAAAAAGGAGTTGTTGAAGCAACAGACAATTTTAGGCTTGTTAGATATGAGCTGGGAGAGAAATTGAGTTTTTCTTCAACATTGATTCCTGGAGTGTCTATGAAAGAAGTTTTGAAAATAAAACCAACACACGTATCTTCTGGTAGAGGGTGGTTGCATTTTAAAAATGAACAAGGCACTGAAATTTCCTGCCGCACACTTGATGAAAAATATGTTAATGTTTCAGATGCATTACCAAAAGATGAAGGGGCATTTGACTTTGTGTTTCCAAAAGAAACAACTGAGGTGCTGGACAAAGCAGAAATTTTTATGAAACAAATGAATGAAGAAGGAGTCAATGTTTCTATTGCAGGAACAAGATTAGTTGTGTCAAGCGAATCTGAAACAGCTTGGTTCAAAGAATCAATTAAAATTGAAGAACACAAAGGAAAGGATTTTTCCTTTTCCATAACTCCCTATTTATTGCAAGGAATTTTGAAAGATACTTGTACGTGTAAAGTCTATGAAAGTATGTTAAAATTCTCAAGTGAGGATTGGATTTATATTTCAACACTTCGTGAAAATGTAAAACAGAATTAAAATGGCAGGATTATTTAAACAATCAGAATTAAAAAATCATGGTTTTAATGATAAACTAAAATGGGCTATAATGAATATCACGAATTGCCTAAACTTGATAGAAGTAGAAAAAGTAAAAGGGAAAGCATATTATCATAATGAAATTTATAAAAGCTATTCTTTTCCAAGATGCTCCTTTATTATACCTAAAAAATTACCTGAGAGTATATTTGATGATCTAAAATTTTGGATTGAAGATGATGTGTGTTTTATAGAATTAGGTGATGCTAAATATCAATTTCATTTATCAATGGCATTGAGAGTAAAACAAGGAATATTAAAAGCAATAAGATGACAGGATTCTTCACAAAACGTGAAACACAATCTGTTTTAAGACCTGATGGAAAGTCCCGTTCTTGTCACTCTTGTGGATTATTCCGCAAAGTAAATTCACCTATGATGAAACCCTACGGCGAGTTTCGTAAAGGAATTTTAAATATTGGGGAAGCACCTGGTGAATTAGAAGATGCACGAGGTGAACCTTGGCAAGGAAAAGCTGGGCGAACATTGCAAAAAATGTATAAAGAGTTGGGAGTGGATTTGTTTGAAGATTGTTTGAACATCAATGCCGTTAGTTGCCGTCCAATGACAAAAAAAGGAACAAATCGTACACCAACAAGTTATGAAATAGAATGTTGCAGACGGAGAGTTTTACAAGTGATTGCTGAAAGGAAACCTAAAATTATTGTTTTATTAGGGAACACGGCTATTGAATCTATTTTAGGACATCGTTGGATGAAGGGAGCAATTGGAGGGATCAACAAATGGAGAGGTTGGACTATTCCTGATCAAGATTTTAAAGCATGGATCTGTCCTGTTTTCCATCCCAGTTTTATAATGAGGTCAAATGCAGACGAATTAATTACGGTTTGGAAAAATGATTTGGAAAGGGCATTTGCCAAATTAGATAGCAGATTTCCAGTTTATAAGGAACCAAATATTAAATACATCTCAGACTTGAGTGAATTAAATGAAATTGAAAATGAAGAAACAATAGACTACGAAACAACAGGATTGAAACCGCAAGCAGAAGGGCATGAAATCATTTGTTGTAGTGTTGCAACGAACGAAAATGATGTTTATGTTTTCATGATGCCAGAAGATCCTTCTCAAAGACAATATTATATTAGAACATTAACAAATCGCAGAATTAAAAAAATGGCACACAATATGCGATTTGAACATGAATGGAGCAAAGAGATTTTAGGAGCAACAGTTAAGAATTGGTATTGGGATAGTATGCTGGCTGCTCACGTGTTGGATAATAGGGGAGGAATATCTGGATTAAAGTTTCAAACCTATGTTAATTTTGGAATTATTGATTACAGTAGTGATGTTGATAAATGGTTAAGTGCTGTTGAAAGCAAAAATGGAAACTCATTAAATAGAATAAAAGAACTCATTCAAACCAACTCCGGTAGACAGAAACTGATGAAATATTGTGCAAAAGACAGCACACATCAATATCGTTTAGCTATGAAGCAAATCAATAGTATGAGTCCAGAAGATAAAGAAGCGTACGATTTGTTACACGAAGGAGTTCTTGCATTAACCAGAGCAGAGCAACAAGGAATTAGAATTGATTCTAAAGAAGTAGAAAAACAGGAACGGAAAATTGAGAGGAAGATTAGAACGCAAGAAAAGGAATTCTTAGAATCTGATTTTGCAAAAGACTGGGAGAAGAGTAGTAAAAAAACATTGAACATTTACAGCCCTCAACAATTGAGTGATTTTCTTTACAAAACAAAACGACTCAAACCACATAAAACAACCTCAGGAGGACGGCAAGGATCAACAGGGGAAGATGCTTTAGAAAAACTTAATATTCCTGATCTAAACCTGTTAGTTCAATTAAAACAATTAAAAAAGGTTAAGAATACTTATTTATCATCTCTAAAGAGGGAGGCAGTTAATGGATACATTCACCCATTCTTTAACTTGCATATTGCTCGTACGTACAGAAGCAGTTCAGATTCTCCGAATTTTCAGAATATCCCCATTCGAAACAAAGAGTTAGGTGGAATTATTCGAGGTGTTATTTATCCACGCCCAGGGCATCAATTAATGGAAGTGGATTATGGACAATTGGAAGGAAGGATTGCAGCTTGTTATAGTGAAGATGAAAATTTAATTAAAGATGTGTTGGAAGGAGACGTTCATGCAGAATGGTGTATGAAAGTGTTTAAGTTTGCCGGGTATGATGCATCTAATCCTCACCACAAACTTTTGCGTTCAGCAACCAAAAACGGTTTCTTTTTTCCAGAATTATATGGCAGTTGGTACAAAAATTGTGCAGAAGGATTGGCTTGTGAATGGGGAAAACTTTCTAAATCTTTTTGGGGGAGAGGGGAAGGGATCAAATTTAGAGATGCTAATTTGTCTGATCATTTCCGTAATGAGGGAATAAGATCATTTGATGACTTCACAGAAAATGTTAAACAAGTTGAAAGGGAGTTTTGGAGAAAATATTATATGTATAAAGAGTGGAAAGAGAGGCTCTGGAAGGACTATCAAACGCACGGATTTATACGAACAAAAACAGGGTTTGCATTGAGAGGAGTAATGGATTTACGTAAAGTGATAAACTCTCCAATACAAGGATCTGCATTTCATTGTTTGCTATGGAGTTTTATTCAAATTACAAAAGCTCAAATGAGAGAACATTGGGATACTGTTCCTGTTGGACAAATACATGACTCAATAGTTTTTGATGTCAACCCTAACGAATTATCCAATGTTGTAAATATTGTAGAATGTATCATGTGTAATGATGTTCGTCAACATTGGCCTTGGATTGTTACACCACTGGAAGTTGATTTTGAATTAAGTCCAGTTGATAAAAGCTGGGCAGAAAAGAAACCATATGAACACTGATTATTTATTTGAAATACTGGAGTCAAGAAAAAAGTATGTCAGTGAGTTTTACAAATCACCTGATAAAGATATTGCATTAAGAGAAATTGGTGTGCTGGAAAGGATTGTTCACAAAGCAGGAGACACACAAGAATGGCAAGAAATGATTGGAAAAACTGAAAGAAAAAGGGTGAGAACAAAGCCAGCAACAAAAAGAATGAGAATGAAACCCTCGTCAGCAAAGGGTTTATTTGAATTTTAAAAAATTGTTTTAATTTATTTTGTTATTATTTTGATTTTAATTAACTTTACATAATATGAGTTTATACATAAAACATCGACCACAGACATTGAAAGAGGTAAGGGGCAACAGACATATAATTGCTCCGTTGAGAACTATGTTAAAAGACATTGAAAAATGTCCGCACACGTTTCTATTCCACGGCCCTACAGGTTGTGGAAAAACTACATTGGCAAGAATTGTAACACGTGAATTAGGTTGTACGGAAAACAACACAATTGAATTAGATACGGCACAATTCCGTGGTATTGATACAGTTCGTGAGATACGTAAAAATTGCCTTTACACACCACTGGGTGGAGGTAGAAGAACGTACATTATTGATGAGGTTCACAAAATGACAACAGATGCTCAAAACGCATTTTTGAAAATTTTGGAAGACACACCACAATCTGTTTACTTCATTTTGTGTACGACTGAACCAGGTAGTTTGTTACCAACTATCAAAGGACGTTGTAGTCAATTCCAAGTTGAACCTCTTGACGACACAGAAATGGAGGCTTTATTGCTTGACATTGTTGAAAAAGAAAATGACAAGTTAGACAAAGAAGTTGTTGACCAAATTATTACAGACAGCCAGGGATTGCCTCGTAACGCCTTAACTATACTGGAGCAGGTGTTGAACACACCTGCAGGACGCAGGCTGAGAACAGCTCAGCAAGCCGCTATTGAACAAACCGAAAGCATTGAACTCTGCAGGGCATTGATAGGAAGAAAAGGATGGAGAGAAGTTAGCAGAATTTTAACAGGATTGAAAGGGCAAGACGCAGAAGGTGTTCGAAGAGTTGTTTTAGGTTATGCAACAAGTGTTTTATTAAAAGGAGGGAACAGTCAAGCAGGATTGGTTTTAGAATGTTTTGAGGATCCGTTTTACAACATAGGATTTCCAGGATTGGTGTTGGCTTGCTATCGTGTAATAGAAGGAGAGTAGGAATTATGGAAACAATAGGAATGAGAAATGATCATGCTGATTTTGAAAAAGGAATTACAGAATTTCTTGCATCACAAAACACTGATAAGATTGTACACTTACTGAAAGAGTTGGAAAGAAGAATTCGTGAACTGGAATTTAAAATAAATGAAAAATGATACAAAACGAAGAAGACAAAGTTTGGGTAACAATGGTTAGAACCATTAACCTGGGTAATTTCAACAACATTAAATATGAAGTTGGTTACAGTAAAACAATCAAAAAAGGAGAAGATCCTATAAAATTGATTGAAGAAATGGAAGATGAATTAGAAAATAATCTAAGTGAAAAAGTTAATTTGATTGAAGACATTGATATAAAAGTAGATGAAACGATAAGAAGGAGGAAAAGAAGATGAATAAAATTTTTGTATATGATCACACGGTAGAAATAGTTAAGTTCAAATCTGGTGATTTGTTTATTAACAAAAGTAATGAAAAGGAAGTTTACATTTTGATAAATGCTGGTGCTTACGATATAACAGAAAAAGGCACAAGAATAAATTGGAAGTTATGTGATCTTCTGAGTGGTAATATTATGTATGAAATGACAAGTTATGAGTTTGAAATACCTAAACGGTTAGAAAACATTGTATTTTTAGGGCGTGATTTAGAAATAATTATACATAAAAAATAAAAGTATGAATTACGAAAGAGACATGATGATTGACGAATCCTCACTTGACGTTGAATGGTTAGAACAAACACCTTTAGCAACACGTTGGGGAATGTATTACAACGAATGCAAAGATGAATTTACACGAGCTGAAGAGAACGTTAAGGTTGTAAGAAGTGAATTGATTTTGGAAATAAACAAAGACCCGGAAAAGTTTCTTGGGAAAGATGTGAAGCTAACTGACACGAAAGTTGAAGCTGCTTATCGCACACACACAAAACATCTTGAGGCAAAAGAACGTTGGTTGAATGCAATGAAAAAAATGAATGATGCTGAAATTGTTAAAAATGAAATAAGTTTTACACGAAAAGCGGCATTAGAAAATTTGGTTGATTTGCATGGTCAACAATACTTTGCAGGCCCGAAGATGCCAAGAAATCTGAGAGAGGAAAGAGATAAAGTAAAAGAGAGATATAACAGAAAAGTTCGGATGAGAAAACGTTAAAATTTAATTGATTATGAGAACGAAAAAGAAAAGTGTTTTTAGAGGAAAAACTCGCACAAATGCAGAACAAAGGAAACGTGGCAATGCCTACGGTTATTTACAAGTTCCAAAAGGTATTGATGTTTTTACACTTGAAAAGAATGAGTGTAAAATCATAATGGATATAATGCCTTATGTTGTAACAGATAAAAATCACCCGGATCTTGACAAAGAAGAAGATATTGCAACTGAAGGATCCCTTTGGTACAAACGTCCGTTGAAAGTTCACAGGAATGTTGGAGCAAATCACACGTCACAAATTTGTTTGGCAAGCATTGGAAAGAAATGTCCTATTTGTGAATTTCGTGAAGCTCAACGAAAAGATGAAGGGGATGAAAAACTTATTTCATCTCTCCGTCCAAGTCGCAAAAATCTTTATTGTGTTCGAATTCTAAGCATTGACGGAAAACCAGTTCGAGAAAAGAATTTTCAATTGTTTGATTTCTCTGATGCTTTATTCCAAGAAAAACTTGAGGAGCAAATAGGAGACAAACCAGAATTTGATTATTTCCCGGATCCGTACGAAGGTGTTTCTATTTATGTCCGTTTTGACGAGGATAGTTTTGGAGGTTTTAAATTTGCTCGTCCAACGAGATTTGAGTTTGAAAAACGTGAGGAACAATACACAGAAGAAGATTTGGAACAGATTCCCAAACTTGATGACTGTTTGAAAATTATGGATTATGAAGAATTGAAAGAAATGTTTTTCTCAGGAGATATTGATTCCGGTGATGACGATGAGGAAGATGAAAAACCAAGGAAATCAAAAACTGTAGAAAAAGATGAGGAACCAGAAGAAAGAACAACACGCAGAAAGAAAAGGCAATCTCGTGATGAAGATGAAGGAATAACAATAGAAGAACTTGACAAAATGGATATTGACGAGTTGACAGACTATTGTGAGAAAAACAAATTGAAAATTGATCCTTACGAGTACAAAGAGGATGAAGAAGATGAATTGCGTCAAGACATGGCAGAGGAGTTAGGATTAACAAAAGAAGAAGAACCTGAACCTGAACCAGAACCGGAACCCGCAAGAAGAAAATCAAAAAGAGGAAAAGACGAATTGGAATGCCCTTTTGGACATAAATTTGGAAAAGACAATGACCGGTTTGATGATTGCGATGACTGTGAGCTTTGGAACGAATGCAACGAAATGAAAAAACAAAGTAGAAAATGACAATATTAAGGAGAAAAGTAAAAAGAGTTCGTAGAGAGGAAGCCCAATTCTTAGGAGTTTACATCCCGAAGAGGATGGGCTCTTATTTCTCCCTTTATTGCCTCTCTATTGGGATGACAAAATCTTTCGTTCTAAAATCTATGTTGTTAGAATGGATGGACAGGACAAAATCAACTCTTCCAAGAGATGTTATTATTAAAAACGTTGCACACAAGGCATTTGAAGTTTGGAAAAATCCTGAGGGAAGGAGAAAGAACTTCAATAGTTTCAAAAGTGAATTGGCAATTGAATTAAAGTTCAAAGGATTGGAAGATTGTATTGATGAAATAATTGAAATCATTGAAAATGAAAAGAGAACGAACGAAGAATGTTGATCTTGGTAGTCAAGCAAAACGACACGCTACAATGAAACCAACTCGCAGAAAGGAATATGAAGGAGATACTGAAAATGTTCTCAGCACAGGTTCCACTTTGCTTGATTTAGCAATTAGTGGAGGGTGTGTTCGAGGTGGAGGAATTCCTGCAGGAATCATGGTTGTAGCGTACGGCGACCACCGAGATCTACACTCTTTCCCTACACGACGCTCTTCCGATCTAATAAACCATTTGCAGAAGTGTTTGATTTAGATGTTGAGCAAATGGTTTATTCTAAACCAGACATTATTCCTGAGGCATTTAAAACACTCATGGAAACAAAACATGAAAAGGATCAACTATATGGTTACTTTGTTGACAGTTTGGCGGCGTTGTCTACTTCTCTGGAAATGGAAAATGAAGAAGGGGATAAAATGGGAGGCAGACGAGCAAAAGAATTTAGTATGTATTTGCGTAAAAGCAAACAAATTATTAGCCATGGTAACATTATATTGTTTTGCACCAATCAAATCCGTGAGAACATGGATGGAGGAGCATGGGCACGAAAAGATGTCAATCCAGGTGGAAAAGCAATTGAATTTTATTCCAGTCTTATTCTTCGATTTACACGTTTCAAAAAAATAAAAGAAAGTGTTTTGGTTAAAGGGAAAAAGGTAGAAAGGGTTGTAGGAATTGAAGGAGAGATTGAGGTGGATAAAAGTTCAATTTGGAAACCTCATCGCACCGCTGAAATTGTTATTTACTATGACTATGGAATAGATGACATTCGTGCCAATTTGCAATTCGTTAAAAACTACACAGGAAGCAAAGTTTATTCCGTGAATGATAATGTGTTGAACAATAGCATGGAAAAATCAATTCAAGTTGTGGAAGAAGAAAGTTTAGAAGAAGAATTGAAAAACCAGGTTATTGATTTGTGGGAAGAAATTGAAAGCAAATTTGAACATGAACGCAAAAAGAAAAAGAGATGAAAATTGAAATTGAGAAAGTCCAAAAGATTAAACCGTTTGAACCTTTTATTATAAAGATTCAATTTGACGAAGTTGAGGAAACAAAAAGTTTACTCAGGGGTTTGACAGATGACATATACACAGGATGTGAATTAGATAATATACAGGAGTTTATATTAGAGGAATTAACACGGCAAGGATATGTCATCTAAGAAAACAAGGAAATGTATTGAATTGTCATTTAATAGTTACTTTCCAATATTTCCTTATAAACCAACGATAGTTAAAAATACCTATGTGATTATGGAAAATATATTCTTACACGGAAAAAGAGCTGTAAAGGTTAATGCCAAATCAGTGATGTGGGGAGTTACAGATAAAGCCAGGTTGTATGATATTGACGGAGATGAAAAGTGGATACCAAATTCACTGTGTGAGTATAATGAAAAAGAAGGAACATTGATAATTGAAGAGTGGTTTTACAATAAATTATTTCCCAATGAAAATACCGTTTAGATGTCCGGTTTGCAATGGACAAGGATATGTACCAAGTGGTTTTTACACCGCAATTGGTTTAAATGAATGGCCTGTTACTGACATGACGCCCGAAACTTGCAGAACTTGTAATGGAACGGGAATGGTTGTGGTAGAGCAAGATGAGAATTTTGTTTATCCTGCTTCGTTAGATATAGATTTTGCAGATTAAAAAATAAATAAAATGAAACCAAATGAATTGAGAATTGGTAATTGGGTACACAATGAAATAACAGGAAAAGATATGCAAGTTTATCCAATGATGATTCCACAAATGGAACATACAAAGCCAAAATATGATAATGGTATTATATCTATCCCCTTAACCGAAGAATGGCTAAAAAAGTTTGGGTTTACTTTCGATGATAATTTTAAAATAAGCTACCTATCTCCTGATGTTAATAATTGGCAGATGCGAATATTTACATCTTCTAATGGGTATGAGTGGGTTATAAGCATAATGCATAAAATAGAGATTAAATACGTCCACCAACTCCAAAACCTTTATTTCGCTTTAACCGGAGAAGAACTTAAAATAATATGAAAAGAATAAGAAAACCAGAAGCTCATCATTTTATAGATGATATACGAATACTCACTAATGATCCATCATTTACAGCATGGGGTTGGGCGGTGATTGATATGAAAGGAAATGTTATAAAGGTTGGTTGTATTAAGACGGAACCGGAAAGCAAAAAAAGACGAATCCGGAAAGGAGATGATACAGTCCGGAGAATAGGAGAAATAAATAATGTTTTATTATCTGTGATAGGTGAGCACAACGTTCAGATAATATTATGCGAATTGCCTCACGGAAGTCAAAATGCACAAGCTGCAGTGATGATTGGGGCTGTAGCGGGTATAACTCAAACCCTTGCTGATTGTAAAGGATTACCGATTGATTGGTATAGTGAGCAAGATGCTAAGAAACATCTGACAGGTAAAAAATCAGTAACCAAGACGGAAATCGTTAATGCTATATCAAATATATATGAAGTACCATGGAAAGGAATCAAATACCATGATGAAGCTGTAGCTGATGCAATGGCAATTTACCATGTAGCAAAAAGTCAAAGTCCACTTTTAAAAATGAATTTAAAATGAATACTATGAAACATACTACTAAACTGAGGAGAGGCGAACCGGTATTGGCCCGGGAACCAAAACCAAAAGCCGTCAAAGTTGAAAAACCATCAATTTCAAAAAAGGTACCAATCCCAAAAGGCTTCCGTCGAATTAAACGGGCAAGAAAAAACAAGGATGCAAAATACAGACCAGATGGAAAATTATTAGGAACTGGTCGTATTATGGGAGTTAATTGGGATTCAGGAGCGGTGTATTCTCCTCAACGTAAAAAATTGAAAGGTTGGCAGCGGGAAAACCGTAAATACCGTAAAGTATCCTAAAAATATAACTGGAATGTCCTTTTCATTACCATCACAAGTTTTGAAAAATACACATTCTAAAATTCCGGTTGTCCGTAGCAAGGCGGTTATCTTGTGCGTTCTTGTTTTTTTCCATAGTAGAACTCCCGTAGCGTGGTTGCGCGGGAGTTCTTTTAAAAATTAAAAAGATGATAAATAAAGTCTCAATAAAAAACTTTCAAAGTCATGTAGATACCGTCTTTGAACTCACCCCGGGAGTGAATGTAATAACCGGTACAAGTGACCATGGTAAATCTGCTATCATGAATGCTCTGAAATGGTTAATTTGGAATAAACCGCTGGGAGATGAACTTCGTAATTGGAATGGAGGGGATATGATTGTCTCTGTTGATTTAGCAGAAGGAATCACTATTACCAAAACAAAAACAAAATCTCAAAACTTCTATCAAATCAATGACAACGAACCATTGGTTGGAGCGGATGTTCCAGAAGAAGTTCAAAAGATTCTCAACATTTCTGAAAAAATAAATTTTCATCAGCAACTCAACCTGCCATTCCTGATGACGGAATCTCCAGGTGAGGTGGCGAGACATTTCAGTAAAATTGCAAAGATTGACTCAATTCATAAAACAGAAAGAACTATCAATAGTTGGATTTCCGGAATAAATCGAGGTATTGAAAAGCATAAAAGTGATATCAAGAAATATAACCAGGAGTTGAAAGAATTCCCGGATCTCAAAAAAATAGAGATTGAGTTAGAGGTACTTGAAGATTTAGAAACCAAAAGAAATCAGATCTCAAAAGGGATAAGTGATTTGAGTATGATGATTCGACATATTGATGTAGTCAATGATAGGATTGAGGAAGATTCCCGGTTACTGGTGTTTGAAAAAGAAGTTGATGGATTGCTTTCTCAAATCAACGAGATGAATATAATGAATGATCAAATTCTTCAGCTTGACGGATTGATAACCGATATTGAGATGATAGAGTATAAAACCAAAGAATTTAATGAGAAAATCCAGCATGAGTCACTAATCAATAACATTTTAGCGGAAATCGAAAAAAGAAGGGTGATTACAGCCGATTTCCGGGCGTTAAATGAATTAGTTGATAAAATATATTACTTAGACAAAAAACTTATTAAAACCCAGGAAAACGCGGTTACAATGGAAAAGGAATTTAAACGGGTATTCCCTTCAGAGTGTCCTCTCTGTGGAACTCCTAAAAAGGAGATTAAGTTATGAAATTACAAATTGACACAAAAGAAAAAATTATTCAAGTAGAAGACTCAATTACCATGAGTCACCTGATCAGGGCTTTAAAATTCTATGAAAAGGAGTGGACAATTCAAACTCCTGAATGGGAAGTAAAAGGAGTATATTTGTATCCTTATCTTTTAAATGAAAT